GAGCTATATTTTACTGCTATTTTGTAGTTTCCACTAGGTCTTGTACTTGTTTCAATAATATTCACTCCACCAGTTGACTCTATTTGTAGTTTATTAATTGGACTATATCTAACCATTAATAAGTTATTAAAAGTACCATCAGAAATAGCGAACAACCCATTTGTTAAGCCAGTTTGTTCAAAATAGCCTTCTCCATACAATACACCCTCTGTACTATTTATTAAACTAGAGTTCCCACTATTGTTTGCAATATCTTGTAGCCTAGTGTTTGCAGCTCCGTTAGTTGGAATGTATGAGGTTGCGTGGGATTGGTTTTCTAGTTGTGCTCCCCAAACTAAAATATCAATATTCTGCTGAACACTTCCTCTAGCTACTAATCCAAAATTTCTTGTATTTGTGCTATTTGATGTGAAAGTAGATTCTACTCTCTGCCATTCAGAATTAGCAGTAATTTGTGTTGAAAAGGAACTATTACTGAAAAACAATAAATCTTGCTCAGAAGAAGTATTACTTTTAACATAAAAACTAATTGTATATTCACTACTACCATCTAAAGCTAATTGTTGATAAATAGCAGAATAATCAGATGACGAGGTGCTTGTGCAATCCATTTCAATTCTTGATGAGTTTTGAGTACCATCTGGACTTATATCACTATTTAAAGTTACTACTGGAGATAAAGCACTGCCAAAACCATTTTTAACCCAACTACTATCACTAAAATCCTCACTATAAGTTATCAAATTCGTGCTCTGTGGTTCTAATAACCAACTTCCACAACCACTATCTGGTACTACTTCTTGACCAGTAACTTCTTTTACAGATACGTTGTCTATTGAAAAAATGCCGCCCACACTACCTTTAAGTCTAAAAAAAGTATATCTTGCAGTAAAAACTTCAGTATAAGTTCCATTTGAATTTCTTTGTGGTCTTGTTTCAGCACTATCATTTATAACATACCCACTTGAATAATTTAATACTGTGTAGACTAATTTATATGATTTACCGATTACTAATGAAACAGAAGCTGAGTTCATATTTCTTCCACTAATATAATTGTAATTGGCAGCGCCTTCACTAATTGTCCAACTATTATCTTTATTCCAATTACTATCTACACTAAAATCACCATTTACAACTAACTCACTTCCTAAAGAATCTTGATAACTAAACCCTTCGTAGTTTATTCTTGGTATGTTTGTATCGTCTGTAATTTCTTTAACTGATATGTTTGTAATATCCATAGCAGCATTTGAAGTTGCTGACGCAATAACTATATTACTATAATTATTATCTGCTACAGAAATGAGTTCATACTCTCCACCTTGCTCTATCCTATCTACGATTGCGTTATTAAATGGCATCCTAAAATAACAAGCACCACTAATGTAATTTGTAACTGTACATTTTACTTTGTATTTTCTACCTTGTACTATATTTATTGTTGGTGTATTAGTTAGTCTTGTATAAGTATTTGGACTATTAAAACTTGCATAACCACCTTGTATAGTTATGTTAGGGTCGTTTGTTGCCCAATCTTGCCCTACTTCTTTAACTGAGATGTTTGTTATAGATAAATTAGTACCCGAAGCATTCAAAGGTTGTAAAGTTAAAACATTGTTTATGGTTGCTTGTAGGTAAAAAACGTATGTTCCGTTTGCACTTACAAGCGATGTAGCATTACCACCTAAAGAAATTCTTATTTGACCATTTATGTAGTCTGATATTGTAAATTCAATTTTATAATATTGACCTATAGTAGTAACATTTGATTGTGTGCAATTAATGTTATAACCTACATTAGTTAATACTGCCTTATCCTCTCCTATACTCCATCCAGTATCTAAACTCCAATTTTGTCCGACTTCTTTTACTGAAACGTTGTCTATTGAGCCAGTAAAATTTAATTGTGGTGTAAATCTTATATAATCTGTTGAAACTGCTGTAATATAAAACTCAAAACTTCCATTATTTTGATTATAGCCACTTAAATTAACACCTCCAAATTTAGCATATATTCCACCAACTCCACTATTATTAATAACATCATATTTTACAAGATAAGTTTTTCCTACAACACCATTTGCAGTTCCTTGTCTTAATAATTCATATGCATTTACACCATCATAGTTTGCACTGCCTCCACTAATAGTCCATCCAGTACCCTTAGTCCAATCACTATCAGTTGCAAAATCTCCGTTAGTAATTAACTCACTTCCTTCTTGTGAAAAGTTTCCGTTTAATACTTCTTCTGTACCTATCTGTGAAAAGTTACCATTTGAAACTAACTCTGAACTGATTATCTGTACATTCTCTACTAAACCTTGTGCATTAACTCGGGTGGCAGCAGAATTTCTTTCAAATTGAAAATCTCCATCTCCATTCTCTGGCTTTATACTTAACATACTTCCATTGTCGTATGCAGTTGGTGTAAGTAATATTGATGCTTTATCTAATAAATTATCTGCCATCCTATTCTATGTTTTCTATTGTGGTTAATGTTGCAGTTGTACAAGTTACATTCTCGTAATAAGATGCTCTTGCTTGTAATGTTGTCAATAAACTAGGTATTGCACTTGGGTATGCAAAATCATAATAAATACCTCCCCAGCCATTCTGAACTGGATTACCCCACCAACTAACTGGATATATTTCGTTTGCCATCTTTATCTTTTGTCTTTAAATATTTTTTTAACTTAACAACATTGTTTTTTTTTGGTTTGTATCTTCCCCTCATATTATAAAACCCAGTTTGAAGAATTAACATCTTTATCTGGGTAAACATCAGAATCAGTATTACTTGTATATTCTGGAAACAAAGTACTATTGTAGCAAATATAATCCACAAACCTTCTTGTATAATATTCAGCAAAATCTCTCTGTTTTTGTACTAAAAAATCAACTTCATCTTTTGAAGCACTTTCAGCATTTTCTGATGTGTGTTTAAATACACCACCATTCTTTACTTGATATGCTGCAAATGGCAAATAATCAACCATTGCGTAATGGATCAACATCGGTTGTACATAGTCTGTAACTAAAGATAAATAGTTACCAGTTAAAGTATCTGCAATTATATCTGCTGATATTTTATCATACAACTTACTTCCTAAATAGTTTTGAATGTGTATCTCTTGTGCAATCTTAACAAATTGTATAAATTTATCTGTATCAACGTTACCATCAACAATACTATTCTTTACTAAATCTGTTCTACTTATAAATAATGCAGTTGCCATCTATTATCTCTTTTTATTTACAAATCCGTTATTTGGCATATCCGTTGGTCTTTTTGCAACTTCTTTTGCATTTACCTCTGGTTTAAATCCTTCTTTTTTTGCCTTGTTTACACTTACCTCAGCATTTGGGTTACCAACGTCAGCTTTTGTTTTAGCACTCTTTGCTCTATATGTCTTTCTCATCCAAAAATGATGACAATCTCCACCACCTTTATACAACCATATATCGTAAGTATCAGCACCATTTAATCCCCAACCAGCATTAACTGGCATTGTACTCATTCTGTCTATATCTTCTTTTCTGTATATCTTAGCAGCATTTACCATTTTCTTGCAAAACTCTCTACTATTTGCACTATAACTTAATGGCGCGTATTGATATCTAACCTTAAATTGTACTCCTTCTTCATTCTCTCCATCTTGTTCACTCTTTGCATTTGGTCTAGCAGTTCCAGTAGTAACAAAATTGTACATCTTTGATAATGTAGAAAGTTTAGGATTGTTTAACTTATTTAGTTCTTCATTTAATTCATCTTCTGTATCATAATCAACTTTTCTTTCGTCAATCAATTCCCAATTCTCTAAATCTTCATCTTCCCCTAGTTGTTGTAAATCAGAAAATACTTTTGACATCTTTACACCAGTTTCTTGTTCTCTTGTTTCTTCGTCTTTTACATTTTCTAAATCAACAAATTGTAATGGTTGTAACGTCTTAAAATATAGATTTAAAGCAATATTATTAAAAGCAAGTATCTTATCAAAGGCATCTGTTAAAAGCTCTTGAAAAGGTATTATAACTGTGTTCTGCATTAATATTGTTGCAGTCTCTAATTCTTCTGCATTGTTACCAAAACCACTTGAATCTTTTATACCTAATAACATAGGAGATACAATTCGGTGTGATATCATTATCTTTTTTTGTGATTCTTCAGAAAGAAATTGATATTGGTTATGTGCATCTGATAATTGTACTGGATTTATATCTGCTGCTGATTCTTTGTCATCGTTAAAAGCAAGTATAAATTTACCAGCATTAGACGATCCACTAAACTTAGCTTTTATTTTATTCTCAACTAAGGTTTGTTTTTCTTCGTCTGGTACTCCGTTGTTAAAGTTGATTAACATTGATGGAGCAAGTCCATTCATTATATTGTTTAAATGATAGTTAGATACTTCTTCTTCTAACTCTGCATATTGTAACCCACCTTGATAATCTGGAGTAGAATAATAATACATCCCAGCTTCATAAGGCTTAACATATAAAATCTCAATTGGTTTAGGTGTATCAGAAACACCAAAGGCTGGTATTCTTAAAGGTTTCTCAGATGGCTTTATATTAACCCAATCTGGATGATAGTAATATGCTTGTACTTTTTTATCTTCTGCTCCACATTTCTCTGCTCTTAAAGTCTCAATTGGTAGGTGTTCTACTTTAGCAATAGATTTTCTATCTTTTGAGTATATTACTTGTATTGCACATTGTCCAGATAGCTTTAAATCGTATGCAAAACGTCTTACATCATCTTTTTTAAATAAAGATATCATTCTTGCATACTGCTCTGGTCTTTTTGAACTATCTGTTGCATCTAATCCTCTACCATATATCATTTGAGAGATACCAGTAATACAAGCACTTGATGTAGCACTTCCGTTTGCTCTGTCAATTAAGAACTGAAAATAATTGTTGTCAGCACCAAATTCAACCCATTCTTTGTTCTTTGTTTCTACAATCTGTGGAGATGTGTAAGATGATAAATTAACAAAACTAACTTTTGAGCTAGATGCTTTTGATGGTGTTGTTTTTCTGTATTTATTTATACGTTTACTCATAGTATTATAAAATCGTTATTACCACTCTTTTCTTTGTACACATCTTTGTTTATTGTATAGTGTTCGTTGTTAGATTGGTTTGTTGATTGTGCAGTACAAAATATTTTATCTCTGTAAATAATATCTGCTTCTGTTATTGAGCCTTGACCATTATAAACTTTTAAATCATAAAACCTACCCTCAATTAATGTATAAACATTTGACAACTCAACATAGTTTTTATTGATTATAGCAGTTGGTAAAATTGTTACTTCATTGTTTGTGCTATCATCTCTTAGTTTTATGGTAACACTTGTTGAATATACTCTTGGTATAATCTTTATTGTTTGTGCATCAGATGTAGGTAACAAATGTTTCATATATATATAATACTAAAAGTTTGTATTTTTATTTATTTAAAACAAAAAATAAATTTTAACAAAACTTTAACATTTTTATTATTCTAAAAAATATATATTTACATCATAATTAAAAAAAACTTAATAGATATGATTTTTAAATGCAAACATAGATTCAGCGACTTAGTTATTTATTCTGATAGCACGGAGAAAGACAATAAAGAACACCCAAAAGATTACAAAGATGTAACCTATCATTTGTATTGCACCAATTGTAATACAAAGTTAGATTTAAAATATGCCAAAATGAAAGGTAGTGCTTCTGAATTTCTAAAAAGGTAGCATTAAATATAACACAAAAATACCTCACATTTTAATGCGAGGTATTGATTGTTATAAAGCCTTTTAATGCTTTAAAAAAAAATTAAAAAAACCTATGCGTTAGGGTCTATTTGTACTGCACTTTCGTTATCAGTAATAACAGTTGATGTTACAAAGAAAGCTGGGTCAGTCTCTTGACCTTCTAAAGTTAAAGTGAATCCACTTAAATCTCCCATTGCTGCTCCAGATACAACTGTACCTCCATTAACTTCTGCTCCGTGTTCTAAACCAACTAAAAAGAAATTACCATTATAATCTTCTATTGCAACGTGAGGTCTTGCAGTAGCTAATAATTTTATTTGTTCTTGTGTTGCTTTATCTAAAACTGGTAAAGTTAAATTTAAAGTTTGTGTGTAAAATGTAGTTCCGTTTTCTCTTGAACTATTAATTGTGGTTTCTAGCGAAGAATTACCTTTGATATCAAATTTAAAGAAGTCTGGTGTTCCACTTATTGCAGTAATCTCTCCAGCTGCTATTGTAGTTGTTCCCAACGTACCATAATCTGCGAAATAAACTGCTTTTAAGCCACCAACACTACTTTTACAAGGTAAAGCTCTACCAGATGTAAGTAAACAAGCCATTGTGTTTTATGTTTTAAAGTTATTAAAAAAGGGTAAGCAGATTAACCACCTACCCTCGTTATTATTGTTTGTTATTAGATTATAGTCCTAATCCGTAAGATACGATATCTTCAACAACTGCATATTGTACTCCAGCAGTATATCTCATAATGAAACGTACATTTTGTGATCCATCTAAATCAGCCATATCTAATACTTTTACTTCGTTGTGGTCTGATAAAAGTCCAGTTCCAAAGAATAAGTTAGATTTTTGTGCTGCAATTGCATTGTTGTCAGAAAGTCCGTTACAAGCTACAACTTTTACACCATCAAAATATTGGATATCCATATCTTGGTTGTGTCCTAATCCAGCAGTTTGGAAACCTCCTAAAGCTCTCTTGTAAGCTTTAAAGATGTTTTTTGCAACATAGATGTATAAATCTTCTTTTCCATATACTTCACTTGGAATAGCATCTACGATATCTCCTAATTTCTCTACTACGTTTGCAGAAGTTACTGCTGCTCCAGCAATTTTCTTTGCTCCAGTATGTCCAGCATCAGCATTTAATAAAGTTTTGAAACCATCAAAAGTTCCAGCACCAGCTACACCAGCCCAGATATCTTTTTCAGTTTGCTCTGCAATTGATTCAGACATTAATCCGATAAAGTAATCAGAAAAGTTAGATGGTAAATTATCACTAGCAGAATATCCCATTGATACTGCTTCCCAATCAGATTTGAAAGGAGTTTTACACAATTCTAAATTTACTTGTAATTCTTTTGGCTCAATAATCTTTTCTGTTAAAGCAACTGCTCCAGCATCTGTAAAATCACAAGATGCATTTGCAATAGCACCAGAAAGATTTACTCTTTTTAATACTTCTTTGAATTTTACGTTTGGCTTAACTTCTATTAAGTTGTTTGCGATTGTATTTCCAGATAAAAGTGCTGCTGATACATATTTTCCAGCAAATTCTCCAGCATACGTTGTTGTAATTGATAAACTCATTTTTTATTTGTTTATTTTGTTAAATATTCTATTTCTTGTTGTGTTTTTATTCCCTTTTTGAGAATAAAGGTTTAATTCTTTTTTGTCAGATAAGTTTTCTGGAGTATGTGTAATTCCTTCAACTTCTTCAGCAGATAATTCTACTTTATCTTCCTTTACTTCTGATAACTCAACAACTACTTCTTCTGCAACAACTTCTGTTTTAGAAAGTTTTAGTTCGTTGATTTCAGTTCTTAGTTTCTCAATCTCTGAGAAGAACATTTCTTCTGATATTGATTTAACTATCTTCTTTGGAGATGCAGTTTCAGTTGATAATTCTTCTTCTTCAACTTCTTCTGCTTCTGTTTCTGCTGGTGCTTCTTCTTCTGATCCAGCTTCTTTAATCTCTCCAATGATACCTTCTTCTGAAACTACAATAGTTTTACCTTCTACTTCATATTCTCCAACTGGTACTGCAACTCTCTCGTCATCTGCGACAACAAAGATTTCTGCACCAGCTTCAAATACTTCAGCTTCTAAGATAGCACCATTATCTAGCTTCATTTGCTCTAGCTTTACTTCTAATCCAAGTAAAACTCTTGCTTTGTTTAATAATGTTCTGTCTGTGTTCATATTTATATAATTAATTTACTTGTTAATTTTGTATTTTCAGTTTCCTATTCTTCTTCTTCTGTTGCACTTATCCTTCCTATGCCTTGTTTCCAATACTCTGGAGTCTTACAACTTTTATCAGTAGTATTCTTACAATCTATCGAATAAGTATTTTTACATTTACAATATACTGCCCTCATTATGATAATAGTTTTTTAAGTTCTTCTAGTTTCTCTAAATCGTCTAACTTTCTTGATGCCCAATTAACACCAGCAGTACCACCCCAAGCATCCCACATAAGACCACCACACCCTTCTGAATAAGGTACATCTTTATGTTGTTGATGTCTTTTAAATGATGCCATTCTTGCAATTGTATCTCTGCTTATTGGCTCTCCTTTTGCTAACTGATTTGCTCTGTTCTTTCCAGTTGCTTCTCCACAACTTCCCCATCCATTTTTCTCAACCCAAGCTAAGGCTCTTTTTGCATTGTTTGTTGCTCCTTGTGGATAGTCTGTATATGATGCTAATTGTTCTTCGTATTGTTTTGGCTTACTATGTGTCCAACCTTTTTTAGTGTATTTATCGTGTTCTTCTTTTGTCATTATCTTAACACTTGCACCAGTCTTAGGATCGTACATAGTGTGAGGATATTGCATCAAGTGTTCTTTCAGTTCTTCGTTTGGTCTTTCCATTTTATCTGCAAAGTAACCTTCAATTGAAAAGCCTTTTACTTTACCAGTCTTTACATAGTTATTCCATACATCTTCATTTTCTACCTTAACACTACCCATCCAAGTTCCAACTGGTACATCTAAGCCATATAAAGCAGTCTTGTCTTTCTGTTTATCTTCTACGATCCAACTTTCAACAAGTGTTAATCCTTGTAATTCTGAATTGTGTTCTAATGTTGAATTAGATTGATTACCATTTTGTAAATACATTTGAGATGCTTTTGCAACAGTCTTTTCAGAAAAGAAAATATAGTATTCATCTTCTCCAGACTTTCTGTAAATAGGTTTCTTTGGTATAAGTAAAGCACCCATTAACAAACGTTTCTCTTTGTCTATTTCAGCAAGTTTTATTTCTTGTGTTTTAAGTGCAACAAAATCTGATTCAATTGCTGGATTTTCAACAACAGAAATAGCTTCTACTCCTATTGCTTCATCGTCATCTAAAATAAGTTCAATTAACTTCATATGTTTATATAATGTTTTTTTTGTTTTTTTTTGTGTTTTATGTTTGGTATGTTATTTTAATTTTATACATTTGTCTTGGTTATGGGATTTAAACTTCCAAGTAAAAAATCCTTTTTTTGACTTTCGAACGACCAAATTTAAAAGTCTTACAATTTTAAGATATCTAAGAGCTACTTTATTGTAGCTCTTTTTTTTAATCTCCTAAACTTGCATCATCAATTATATTTCTATCCATACTCTGTGCAGTTGTTACATCGTTTGCTACTACATATGCTTGTACTGGTTGTTGTGATTGTCCTCCGATAGCAGATGCTAATTGGTTTGTATCACTTTGACCAACTACATTAAATGATGGTGGTGTAGATGCTCCAGTTGGTACAGATGGTTTAGTAACACTTGCACCTCCTCCTCCAGATGGATTTATACTTTTTATTGATGCTATGTTTTTTAAAGCAACTGCTCCAGCTAAACCAGCTGAAATTGCTGGGTATGCTGGAAAAGCTAATGTTATTGGAGATTTCTGTGCAGTTGTATAAGCATTTTGAACACCTTGAACACCACTAATTGTTGCACTTGCAATAGCCATTGCTTTTCCTACTTTACTATCTTTACCAGCTAATTGTGCTATTTGATTAAATGTGTTTTGTGCATCTCCAAGAGTTTGCTGAGTTCTTAGTTTCTGCAACTTTATTTTTTGATTTTCTTTTTCTTCTTGTGCTTTATCAAACTCATCATTTAACACTTTTAATTGTGTTTTATAATCTGTTTCTGCTGCAAGTAATCTTTCTTTTTTTATTACATCGTCTGTAATTTCCCTTTCTATTAATTCTCTGCTTAATTCATATTGTTGCTCTAGCTCTAGCCTTTCTCTTTCTATTTCAGATTTACCAAGTAAAGCAATCTCATTCATTATTTCTTTTTGCTCTCTTAATAAAGAATTTGTATTTGTTTGTTGCTCACTTCTAAAACCAGTTATCTGTGCTTCAATTCCAGCTTGTTCATTAAGTGCTTCTTGGTATGCTTTCTGTAATTCTATATTATCTTTGTTCTTTGATAATTCAGCAGCAGCAGATGCAACTGCAATAGCAGCATTTTCTTTCATTGCTTTTTCTTGCTCATCTAACACTAAAGCAAGTTCTTCATTCGCTTTTATTCTTTCTTCAATACTCTTACTTTCATCATCTCGTATTTGTCTTAATTGCTCTGATTGTCTGTCGTATTTTTCAATTAATCCTTGATTTAATACTGCTGCTAATTCTGCTGACTTTGCCAACTCTACGTTTCCTTTTGCTGCCTTAACAGTTTCACTTGCGTAATTTGAAATAGCTTCTGCACTACTTTTAACAATCTCAACACCTTTATCAAAAGAATCATTAACTCCAGTTAAAACATCTACATACTCCTTTCCAGCATTTTTAGCATCTTCTAATGCACCAGCAAAATCTCCACTAAATACTTTCTTTACTGCACTTGCTAAATATCCAAGAGTATCTAAGAAACTTTCAAATCGTTCTACAATGTTTGCCTTTATACTTGCTCCCAACTCTTTAATACTACCTAAAGGGTCATCAAATATAGCTTTAAAAAAGTCTGTTACTTTTGTGCCATTATCTATAATGAATCCTACAAAATCATTAAAAGCAATACTAACAACCTCAAATGATGTATTGAAGAAATCAGCAGCTTTTTGATTCTGCATAAATATATCTTTTAATGTAGCAAAAGCAGCAATTGCTAATCCAATACCAGCAGCCTTTATAGCATTTCCAATACCCCTTATGCCTTTAACTGCTAGACTAGATGACTTCTCTACTTCTTTTAAAGACTTGGCAGTATCTTTATTTGAACTTACTACATCTTTGTTTAATTTTTCAACACTCTTTGCAACTCCATCAATTCCTTTTAAGGCTTTGTCTGTTTTTGCTTCTAGCTCTACAATTATTTTTTCCATTTCAATTCTTGTTTTTGTCTTTTAAATACTTCTTTAAAACTATTTGGAAACTTATTCTTTCCCTTTGCTATTTGTACTATCTCAGATTTACAATCCGTATCTCTTAGTAACTCTAATATTTCTTTTATCATTATGACGTTGTTACATTAAAAGTTGTTGTTGATTCATTG